GACATAGTGAATTTATTAAGATTACTGGTCTTCCACGTGTTGCTGCTTCTCCATATTGGATTACTGTAACAAGACAGCCATTTGGAGATCTTAGTACAACTCTACCACTTCAGAATTCTACTGATGGACATGAGGATGAAACTTCTATTTACAAGTGTACAGTACAATACGATGCTACTTGGTTAACTGAGGACATTGGTGCAACTGGTACTGAAGCAGATGTTTATCTTTCTCAGTTTGGTGGTAGTTTAATAGGTCGTGAGTCTAGACAGAGTGCAACTAAACAAAATTCACAAGGACAGACTGTTGCTAACCCACAATTTGTTCATGCAAATGCTCCAGGTGATTATGTAATTATTACACGTGATGATAGCACAAATCCAGATACGGGTGAAATTATTGAACTTAAGACTACACTTGTTGAGACTGCTAAGAAATTCATTATTAGAAATGGTTGTTCTGGTGCTGCTGATGAGGAAGATAAGTTTGTTGTAGATTCTGTAACTGGTAAGGTTACTATGATTGGTGACCAAGAGATAACTGGATCTCTTACAGTTAATGGTAAGTGTGCTACACCATATGTTAATGGTCTTTCTAATAGAAAATTAACTATTAATAATGGAGAAGGTATCACTACATTTGAAGTTGATAGTTGTACAGGTGATACTACTATTGGTAACACACATGCAACAGTATTCATGCTTTCAGAGCAGTTTGGAACTTCTCCTGCTGCTTATACTAAGGGAGTTGATACTGTTTATGCGTATAGACATGATCCTTTATCAATTAAACCAACTGGTCCTAAGACAACTATTAATGCTAATATAGCTGTTGCAGATTCAAATATTGAAATTGGAGGAAATCATCTTTCGTTTGCTACTGGTGATTTGGTTGCATTGTATGTTGATGATACAGCAACAACTCCTGGTAAGATTGAGGTTATTCGTGTAACTGATGCTCCATTTGAAGGAACTGGTTCTAATGCTGGTAAGTATTATCTACCTACTGCTACTAATGCAACATATCCTAATGGTGGTAGAGGACAGGAAGGAACAACAGCACAAACATGGGCATCAGGTGATAATGTTGTTGTTATAATTCCTCAAGGAGATACAAAATTAAGGCGTGATATACCTGCTACACGTGATGATAGAAAGAATGATGCAACTCTTAAAGCAAGATCACCTAACCAGAGTGATATTAGATTAGAGATTCCATTGGTTGATGGAGATATTATTGCTCCAAAACTTGATTATCTTACCTATGTGAGAATAGGAACAGAGTGGTTTAGACCTGATAGTGTTCATGGTGGTAATGTTTGGAATCCTACTGCTGGTCTTGATCCAGATGGTGCAGTTAAGAAACCTAAGAGTTTCAGGTCAGGTTCAAATACTAGTGGAGATCCAATAATAGATCTATACAATGGTGGTAAAACTACTATCCATGATGATTTAGAACTTCATAGTGGTGTCTTCAGGATGTATGGTTCTGATGGTAAGACATTAGTTGCTTCTATTGCTAATGATGATGGCCACGTTGGTGATGGATCAGTTAATGATCCTAAGATTCAAAAGGCAGGTTTAACTGTTAAGGGTGAAGGTAACTTCTATAGTGATCTTAAAGTTTATTATGAATCATGTATTGGTGTTGGAATATGTTCTACTGATACTAACTTTAAAGTTACTGCATTTGATGGTAGTCTTGACTTAGGTTACAAGTATAAGCAGACGGGTATAGTTAAGGCAGGAGCAGATGAAACTGATGCTATCTTCCATATTGATAACCTTGGTCCTGCTGGTACTGGTACAGAAGGATCAAAAGACTTCAAGATTTATCACAGTAATGCTATTGATTCATTTGGTATTGAAAAGTATTGGACTGCTGGTGGTGGTAGAAGGTATACATATGTTCAATTTGATTCCACTCAAGGTATTGGACAGCAACCAACTAACCCATTGAAGATTAACCAGAACTATTTGATTAATGTTACTAGTGGAAATAATATAGTTTTATATCTTCCAGATAATGCACAAACAGGTGACATGATTAGGTTTACAGAACTTTCTGGTAATTTAACTTATAATACAAGTCTTGTTATAAGAGCTAAGAAGGTAAATAATACAGCAGTTCCTATTCAAGGTGATTCCACTGGGTCCACTATAGCAGCTGGTCAAGGTGCAACTGATCCTCTATGGGATTCAGGTGAACTAATTGTTCAAACAAGAAATGCATCATTTGGTCTTGTTTATGTTGGAACAGTAGATATTGAAGGATCTACAGAAACACAAACAATTCCATCTTCATTAAGAGGATGGTGGTTACAGGAGTTGTAATACATGTCAGCAAGATACGATTCAATTAAAACCATGAGAGTTGCCAGAATTGGCACAATACTGCCTTGGGGTGGAGATGGAGGAAAAGGTACTCTTCCATCTAATATTCCTAAAGGATGGATTACCTGTACAGGTCAGCAAAATCTACCTGCTAAAGATTACCCATTATTAGCTGCTGAACTTGGTGATACGTATGGTGGTGATATGACTACTGGTAATCCTCAATTTCCATATCAGGATAGTAGTGCGTCATTTGGATTACCAAATTTATCTTCATATGTTATGGTTGATTTAGAACCATCTCATTTAGCTGATCCAAAATATCAATTTGATCAACCAGATGCTGCTCAAGTACTTGGAGATCAGGTTAAAGATTTAGGACAAACAACACCCATTAATGTACAACGTGAAGCAGTAGCATCATTAGAATTTACTCTTAATTTATCTGGATCATTGTATGTTAAATATACTGGAATTCAACTAAATTCTCCAGATTTTAATGAGAGTGTATATACTTTGAGTCGTAAATTGGGTATAAATCATACTCCTAGGCATAAACATTCTGATAAAATTCCCTCGGCTAATGTTCGTGCAACAGGTTCACAACTCTTTCATGTACCTCAGAGTTCTATAAGAATGTATGGTGATTCAAAACCTGATATATGTAACCACGTAACAAGAAGTCCAAACACATGTGAAGTTAGACCTGGACTTGTTTTACCACAGTGGGCAAATGGTAGACAAGAAATAACTTATTATGGTACGTCTGATATGGAAACTTCGTTACCAAAAATGGATGGATTCCAAGAATATGTTACAGATACTGATGGTAAAGATTATTGGAGTTTTATACCAGCAGGTGACGATGAGTGGAAGAAGTCTCATTTAGGAACAGCTAGAACAACAGTTAATGATGATGATAGAGGTTCTGGACATAAAGATCCTACATATCATCAAAGTCCTGGTCAATTGGGTGTAACACAACTGATACCTCAAACAGTACCAATGGATACTCATAAACAACCAGCATATACTGGTATGTTTCCAAGACCAATTGAAGAGGGTGGTAGACCAAATTTCCTTGGATATACTGATACTACTAATCCTGCTAATACAGTTCCACAGAAAGGTGGTATATTTGATCACCCAGAAGAGCAGACTGCATTCTTTGTTGCTAATGTTCCTTTGGTTGCTGGTGAGTTGAGTATTACTCTTCCTACTGGAGTAGATATTAGAAGAGTGTATGGTGATCCAAATAGTACTCCAGCAACTTGGTGGTATCAATGGGATAAGATAACTCCTTTCATGTATGTTACTAGTTCCAGTAATGATGTTAAGTATAAGTATTTGCCAGAAGGATTGCAGATATTAAGTATGGAAAGACTGGCTAGTGGAGCATATAAGTTAAATGTTAATTTACCAATCAAAGCATCAGGAACTATAGAACTTAAATTTAGACATGGTACTTATTCTACTAGTTTAAATTTGTCAGGACCATATAAGGATCCTCTTAGTAGTCAATTTAAATCTCATAATCATGATAGTTTTGAATTATTTCAGCATTCAGGATCAATGCCTACACAAGCAGGAACAACTTTAACATCATATACTGCTAATAATGCAAATGGTAGTTCATTACAACCAGATGCGATACCAAATGCTCTAAATATTTCTATAGATTCTGCACAACCTTCTGTAACTACGACATTTATAATCAAAGCATTCTAATGGCAAAGTTTTATTCAAAAGAAAGATCTAAGTATGGTAATCTTACTGGACAAATAATTATTTGGCCTGTTGAGTATAGTGGAGCACCTGATGCTGGATTCAATTCAGTTAATTTACCAGCAGGATATTTGAAGTGTGATGGTTCTAAGTATCTGGCAGATGATTATCCACAACTTGCTGCTATTCTTGGTACAGGAAATAATACTACGTTTAAGAAAACTAATTTAGATGGATCTGATTTTGAAACTATATCAGATACTCAATTTGTTGTTCCTGATTTAGGATCAAAGTATCCTGAACCAACTTCAGGTGCTAATACTGGTGTGTATAATAGCATAAGAACAGAAAATAAAGAAGGAATTGAGAAGAGTAGATCTGGACTTGGAATAGAAGCAACAGTAACACAAGGAACTGATGGAGTTATTCCTTTAACATATAGTGGAACAATTGTTATTCCTAGTCAAGAAATTCCCATACCAGGAAAACCATCATATCAATATGGTAGTGCTACACATTATACTGAATCAGTAGCAGTAGAGGATGTTGCTATGCATCCTCATGGTCACTTCCATCAAGGTGTTAAACCTAGAACAATGGAAAAGGCTCCTGGTGTTACTAATGATACACCTGCTACTTATGGATATACTGGTAGGTGGACTGCTTCAACAATTAATATTGAAGATTGGTTAGATAATACAAGATATACACAGACAGCAAACCAAAGTCAAACATTTTACGATAATGGTGGTCCAGATAATGAGGTTCATAGCTTTGGTACATCAGGTAACCCTGATGGAATAGGACAAAATACATGTATAGCTATTACTGGGTGGGCTCCAAATGCTCCTGGTGTACCAGTTTTTGAAGTTCCTGGCGTTTGGTCTACTGTATATTGGGGTGGATGTATACTTGGATATGGTAATGCAGAATATACGTATGGATGTATATTAAATAAACCTACAAAGATTGATAGAGAACATATTTGGGGATCTGCTAATGGTATTAACACTACATACTTTATGCAAACATTTGCTTTAGCACCTCCCCTTGGTGGTTGTAATAACTTACTAGGACAAAATGATACACCAGCATCTATAGCTGCTCACACTACACAAGCACCTACATATGTTGCAGGTGGTGTTGGTGTTCCTCTAGACAGTAATAATGTTAGTTTAGCAGATGTTTTACCATTAAATAGTGAAGGTGGTACTACTGAGAGAAGAGCAATAATGTCAGTAAATTCTGAATTAACAGAAACAGTAGGTTTAACTCAAGATAGTGGTGATCCAACTACACATACGCATAGAATAAGACTTGAACCAGATTCTAATACTAATGGTGGTAATCATTCATATAAGGTGAAAACTAGAGCATTAGAATTAGAACCTGAGAATCTTAAAACAACAATTACTATTGGTGAGGATGCATCTCATTCAATTGATTCTGCAACACAACCATTTATTATAATGGAGTATTTAATAAAGGTATGACCGTATCATCACAAACATATAGAAACAATAGAAAAGGATTTTATACAGATTTTTGTGTAGAATCCACTCCAATTGGTGCAATTGTTCCTACTTTTAAAGTAGAGAGTAATTCATATGACCATAATTATATCAAATCTGCTGCTGATCCTTATCCAGGATTAACTGAAATTACTGGTAATGCATATCAGAATGGAGATGATCCTGCTTATACACATCCAGGATATTTGTATTGTGATGGATCAGAGTATAGTATTGGTGATTTTCCAGCATTATTTGAAATTATTGGTAATGATTATGGTGGAGCTGCGAGTGAGGGTATTACAATAACCAATGCTGGATCTGGATATACCAGTTCACCATCAATAACATTCTCTGCACCACCTGTAGCAGTACCAGTAAATTATACAGCAGAAGGAAAAGTTGAGATTGCTAATGGTTCTGTTAGTAAATTTATTTTAACTGCTGGTGGTACTGGTTATACATCTGTTCCTACTATTACTGTAGGTGATCAGTGGATTACTAATAAATCTTATACTACAGGAGACCAGGTATTTAATGTTAATAAGGTGTACACTGCTACAAGTGGCGGTACTTCAGGTGCTACTGCACCTACACATACAACAGGATCAGTTACTGATGGTGCTGTAACTTGGGAATATGCTGGTGTTCAAGCTACTATAACTGTTCTTAGGGTTAATCCTAATTCAGGAGCAGTGACTAGGATTGATAGAAATAATGTAGTGCAATGGATGGGTGATCAAAATCTAGGGACATTTAAAGTTCCAGATATGGTTGCTAAAAAGGTTGTTGGTAACGGTCCTGTATATGGTAACAACTCACCTAATATTGGTAATTCTAATCTTGGTGTAGGAACTACTGGTGGTGCTTGGTATTTGGATACAGATCAACAGGATGATTATTTTTCAGTTGGTAGGATAATAACTACAGATTATGATAAAGTAACAGATTCGGTATCAACTGATGTTATTGGATCTCATACTATTAATGTTAGAATGGATGACCAAAAATTGAGTGGTCCTCCACAGCATACTCATGCTGTGTATTCTGCTACACCAAATGATCAAGCTGATATTGCACAAGCAAGTGGTGATAGATATTTGAGATCATATACAGCAACCACTAAAGGAGTTGATAGATTTGAACCTACTGGTGGTACAGTACTAAGACATAAACATGGTTTATTGAGGAAACCTAATACATCTCTTGAAGTTGCTACTTATGATGTATTAGATTATCAAGGTGGTGCTGGTGATGCTGGATCAATTGCGAATCCTAGAAATGAAGCAGATGATGCAGATACTCCTGTTGCTGATCAAAAATATCTTGCTTCTGGTGGTGCTAATGCTGGTACTTGGCAAACACAAACTTTTGTACCACCACCTACATTCCAGTCTGCTAAAGGTACACCATATGGTGATGCTATAATTGGTGGTAGAGAGACAATTCAAGATGCAGGAGATCCAATATATGATTGGAGTTTTGATCAGACTTGGACTAGTGGTAGTGCAACTGTTAGTTTTTCTGGTTTGAATAATCCAGATGCATATAAGTTAACTATGTCAGGTGGTGGTGGATCAGGTGGTGCTGGTACAACTAGTGGTAATGATGGTCAGGATAGTATATTTAAATTTGATAATGGTGATAAGTTTCACTTAAAAGCATTAGGTGGAAAGAAAGGAAATGGATGTACTGCTTATGATGGTGATATTCCAGGAACAGGTGGACTTGGTGGTGGTACTAGTGATGATGCACCAAATTCATCTGGTCCAGGTGGAAATCTGAGTGGTGGATCTGGTCAAAATGGATCAGGTACTAAATTATTCAAGACTGCACAAGCAACAAATCCAAACACAGGTGGAGCTGGTGGTACTAATCAACTAACTAATGTTGGAGATGGTAGTGCAGGTGCTAACTCACTTGTAGGTGGACAGTCTGGAACTGTTACCATGACTGCTACTCCAAAAAATAATTCTTCTGATACTACCATTACTTTCTCTGATGGTCAAGCATCTCAAAATACTGATGGCACATTCCCAATATCAAATTTTGATACTATTACTGCTGCTACATTTGTATTAAGAGGTGGAAGAGGTGGACAAGGATATTTACAACATAGTCAAGTTCCTGGTCAAGGATACCAAATAACTATTCAACTTGATGAAACTCAGTATGGAAATTTTAAAAGTACAAACTACAAAGTTAAACTAGGTGGTGGTGGTGGATATACTACTTCACCATGTGGTTCAGGATTGCATTGGTCTGGTGGTTGTGCATATCATACTGCTACTGGTGGAGTTGGTGGACAAGGACAAAGACAAAATAGTGGTCAAGAATTTGCAATGGGAGGTGGCGGCGGTGCTGCTACTGTATTATATCGCAATAATCAAGTTGTTGCTGGTGCTGGCGGTGGCGGTGGAGAAGGTAGTAGTGGATATGATAATGGTGCTGGTACATCTGGAAAAGCAACTCAAGCAAATTTCAGCACAACAGGATTTCCTGTTTTAGATATTGATGCTGGAGAAACAGGTGGTGGTGCTGGATGTATTGGTGGAGGCGGCGGCGGTGGAGGCGGCGGTGTAAACCAAACAGGACAACAAGGTGCTGGTGGTGGATCAGGTGGCCAAGAACTTGGAGGTAGTGGTGGACCTGCTGACCACGGTGGTGGAGAAGGTGGATATGGAGGTGCGTCTGCTTTTTCTAGTCTTTATTTCAGTAGTGGTAGTATAGCAAATCATGGTGATAATGATGGTAGTGCATCTCTTACTGTTAGTTACAATAATGATTATTGGACTGCTGGAGCTGGTGGTGGAGGTGCTGCTGGATTGTGGATTACAGAAGGAAGTTGGTCAGATGTAGGATCCCCAACTTCATGTAATTATACTGTTGGTGCTGGTGGAGCTGGTGTGTCAATGGGTGGACAAACTACAGGGTCATCTCAAAGTGGAGATAACGGTAGTATTCGGTTACAAGTTGGTCAAATAACAGGATATCAAGGTGGAACTGTTGTAATTTCAACAGGTCAGTGGATTACGTCAGCATCAAAGGATAAGAATAAGTGGGATATTACTATGGAGAATGATGGTGCTGGTACTGGTAGTGCAGGTGCATTTAAACTGCCAGATAACCAAGCACCAACAGTTCATTTCGCAGGTGGTGGAGGATCAGGTGCTGCTGCAACAGCAACTGTTCAAAATAATAGAGTCACTGGATTTACTCTTACTGCTGGTGGAAGTGGATATACTGAAGCACCAAAGGTTTATGTTTTACATGGATCTGGTGGTGGGTGTTATACCAATGCATCGGTTAATTTAGCTACTGGTGTTGTGACTGGACTTTCTAATCCTAGTAACACATATACTTACGATAAGTATTTGAAGTTTGGTGGTGCTCTTGGTAGTGATGCTGGTAATAGATTTGTTGTGTTAAAAGCAGTTGATACAACTAATGTTGAGCATTTTTCTGTTAAAGCAGCAAGAGGTAATGGTATGAATGGTGGTGATTATTCAGAAGAGGTATTGCAAGTTAAGTACCAATTATCTGGACAGTCATCTTGGAATCCTATGGGTACTATTATTGATTCAGCATTACCTACAAATGATTCTCTTCTTGGATCAATACCAGCAGTTGATGTTGGTACAACTAGTGGTAATCCTGATGGTGATTCTGGTGCTACTAAATGGCGTACTTTTACAATTGAAGTACCAGAACCAGCAAGAGCACCAGCTACTAAGTTTATGATAGAACAACCAATGCCAGCACCAGGTGCTACTAATGATACTGGTCAAGACAAAGATCATTATGGTATAGTTGAATGTATTTACTGGAGAAAATTAGTAACTGAAGATGTTTTTGTACCCGAAGCTGGTGCAATTAGTAAACTTGCTATTGATTCATTGAAGTATACTATTGAAGGTAGTAACAGTTCTACATACCAATCTGGTCTTAGTTCTGGTGAGGCAAATGTTACACTGAAGACTACAACTAAAATTGAACCAGTTGCAACTATTGTACCAGATAAAGATATACCAATGATTGAATCTTACAGAACTTGTAAGTACTTAATCAAAGCATTCTAAATAAATATGGAGAATATGTAAGACAATGGTAGCAGCACAGGATCTTGTATTAGAATTACAACTAGATGTAATTAACCAAACTCTTGACTATAAAGATGTTGAGAAAGTTATTCCAGAATCATATTGGAAGGATACTTTAGTACCTCTCCTATATCCTAATTGGGATACAGATAAGGATAAACTAATAAATTTCTATTGGTATAGTAATGGTTCATGGTCTGCTAAACGTAGAAAGTTTATAAGAAACTTTGCTACCAATACTGATGAGTGGAAGGATTATGAGATGGAGCAAGCAGTCGGTAATGATGTAGCAGCTGCTCTTAAAGATAAATTGGTTGAATCATTCTACTTGTTTGATTCTATTGAGAATCAGGAGTATCAAGAAGAACTTGGTAGATTATATTCTAAACAACAGGCAATTTCTCCAATGACTGTTAGAATGGCTAGAAATTTCTTATTAGCAGAAACTGATTGGACTCAATCTGTTACTGATTCACCATTAACTGCTGATGAGAAAGCACAGTATGTTCTATACAGACAAAAACTAAGAGATATTCCTACTACAACTGAATTTACTAATAATATTGATGGTATTAAATTCCCTATATCACCAGAGTTTTATAATAAGATCTATAAGGTTGAAAATAGTGGTGAAGATTATCTTGCAACAGATCAACAGTTCCTCAAACTTGGATTACATTATCTAAAACAATACAGAGAGCAACTCACTCAGTATATGTTAGTTAAGAACTTAACTGAGAAGAATACATTTGAATTGTTAATTACTGAGTATAATCAGAGAAAAATACCAGAAATCACTCTTAGTGTAGCAGCAGAAGAAATTGCTCTTCGTAAGGAGTTCTTGGAGAAAATTATACAACAAGCCGAAGATGAAATGACTAGAGGTGAATAACAATGATTGATCAAGGTATACCATTACAGCAATTTGATATGATAGCAGCATACTGTGTTGCTAACAAATGTACATGTTTATACATGAACTTTGATAACTTTAAGAAACTAGATGCAACCAAAAAAGCAACTGTCACAACATATTACACATCTATTCTTGATGAAGATATACTTGATCTCTTAAAGAATGAACGATTCAATGTCTTACAATTCGTAAGTGAGGAGTATGGATCACTCGCTGCTTCTGGTTGGTTCCCCAAAGAATCACAGTGTCCTGACGCAGATCATTACATTCAAGCGTATATTGTTGATGATAAAGGAAATATCACGTGGGAGAACGCTTAGTAGACACATCACAAACTGTCACACACCCCCTATACAGGGGGTTTTTTAATGCTATTATATAAATGTTGAGGGATATGTGGTTCCTACGCCCCAAACCTTCCGACTACTCTGACAAATGCAAGGATCTATGGTTGTCTCTGTTCAGCAGAGAAATTACGTCCTGTAAGTCTAATAGAAGC